GTAACTGTCGCGCAGATAGTCGAGCAAGCACAGAACCGGATTGTCTGACCATTCCCAAGTCGTTGAATCATCGTCCCTATGCGAACCGCTGCCGCCCGAAACCGTCGTGTCAAGCCGGGGGTCATAGACCTTTTTGCCCTTGATCGTAGCTGACAAATTAGGCAGGCCAGTAGGCCAGACATCACGATCATAGGTCAGTTTCCACACGGCATAGGCACAGCCGCGCAGCCGGTGATCTGTTGTCCAGTTTGTTGAGGCCGCGTCTAAATTGGTCTCAACCGTTTGGCTGTCCTGCCCCGACTTGGTGTAGACATTAGCAAACCCGTTATATGGACTGGTTGTTACCGCACCAGCCGAAACAGAAACAGATTCATTGTCAATATAGAACGCCTCGAAGCTGTCGATCTCATGGTCAGCATAATCAGTCACCAGCCACAGAATCTCGTTTTTCGTGCCGGTTGATTCAATATAAGGGATTGTCCCTCCCGTTCTGGTGCGGCCATAGATATATTCTCTGGGTGCCGCTGCATCGCGCGACATGTTAATTGAAGTCCCAAGATCACCCGCGTTCATTTTCGGCTTGAATATAAGCGAAGTCACCGCCGTGACCGCGAGCGTGATAATTGCCGTCAATATCTTGCCAAAGCCCGCAGCCTTTAGCGCAGCACCCGCAATGACTGGTATAATTTGCGGCATCTATTCAATACTCCACGCAAAACGGCAATCAGAAACAGGGACGCGGATCAGCTTGCCCAGACCCGGCCCGATAGCGTCTGGCCCCACGCACACCATCAAAGCAGGACCGTCACCTAGATTGGCCAACATTAAATCACCGCGCCGCGCCTTGGCTGGCGCAACAGGCTTGCCGAACTTAGCACAGATTGTTTTCAAAAGACTTCCCCGGCCAATGTCCTTAAGTGCCGCTTGCGCCGTTTTCTCGCTATCATACCGCCCGCGAAACTCTGGCATCCAGTCAACGCCGGTGATCGCGTAAACAGCGCCAGCCGCAAACGTGCAGCAGTCATGCCGCCCCCAGTCAAACATCGCTGAAGAAGATGCCTCAACATATTCGTTGAGCCTTTCTGGCCAATCCTCGCGCCTCATTTCAACTTCCGCAATGCCTTGCGTGAATTCTTGGTCTGCTGCGCGTCAGCCTGCCCCCAGTTTACCGGAACGTCCTGAATCTCCGAATTATACTCAAAGCCCAAATCACCCGCAAAACGAGACTGTTGGTCTTGATTAGTGCGGCGGCGGCTGTTCTTCCGCTCAAGAACCCGCATCCAGCTTTCACAATATATGCTAATTGACGCGGCCCCGTTGCTGCGCTTGACCTCTGCATAGTCCATAAGCCCGCCGAAATACTCGAACGGGTCAACGATTATGGCGTTGTCAGAATCAAACAAGGCCAGCCAAACACCAACAGACCGCCCCTGATAATCCTCGCTTAAAATGCTGGTCAGAATGGATGAATCATTAAACGACAGGCCCAGCGTCAGGCCGGTTGCCACCGCGCCCGGCTGTTCCTGAATGGCCGAAACGGACCCCAGGTCACCGACCCCAGCCCATGACTGGCCATCCCATGAAAGAGTGCCCACGCCAGACCACACCCGAACCGTGCCAGATGAAAAGTCAAGGGATGCCAGGAAGGCCGCGCCAACAGTTGACGCTGTAGCCGCCGTGTTGAAAGCCGTGCTTACATCCCTGCTCATGCCCGCAAATCCTCAACCGCGCGGAATTTCATCATTCCATTTTCAATCAAGTCAATGTCCCAAGAAACGAGGTCATCAACTAGCCTAAATTTACCCTTTGGATTGCTGACGGTGATCGCCGCATTGTCGGCTGGGGATTGCCCCGGCCACAGGCCCGGCGATATGTCAAGCGTAGCGTTGCCGGAAACATCCGAATCAGCGTCAGCGACAACCATTTTTAGCAGGCCGTTGACCTCAATCCAGTCACCCGCCAGCAAAATCCCCGTTTGGCTAGTAGTCCAGCCGTCGGTGACCAATTCATAACCCGTCTGATCCGCGCCGTTCACCAGTGGCGTTCCCGTGGCCACGCCGCGCGCCGTCTTTGCTGTTCTATCGTATCCATAAAACGAACCAAACGACCCGCGCAAGGACATCCCCCACGCCTGCCATTCAGCCGCCGATGCCCGCGACTTCCGGGGCAAGCTGAATTCTAATATCAACAAATCTCCAGGCTTGGAAACAGTTTGCACAACATTGCTGATCGAAGGCGTCTGAAGGTTGTTGAACTGCGCCCCGACTTTAGCCGCTGTCCAATCATCATCCGGCATGGTCAATGGATATGATATGGCCACTAGATATACTCCCCGCCGCTGCGTTGCTGCGCGTCACGAACAGCCCGCGCGGACTCGTTTGCAATCCGTGGCGTTGCCTGCTCAATCCTCTGGTCGACACTCTCAAGACCAACATCAAAACGAATATTCTGCACAACAGTAACGCCGGAATCACCGCCGCCTCTAGCCATAGCCAATTTATTATTTGGCACAATATCCCCAGACGTATTGGGCCGGAATATCTCTGGCCCTTCTTCACCCACAAGATAGGCTGTGCCGCCCGAAACATGGCCGCCCTTCGCTTTACCGCCCCCAAGGAATCCACCAAGCAAGCCGCCCAAGAGACCGCCCGATTCACCACCAAACAGCATGTCCATTAGCGGCTTGATAACAACCAGCCGGTAAAACTCGCTGATTATCTCATTGACCGCGCTTTTTGCCGCATTCTTCATGCCGCCGAACATATCACCCGCGAAAATATCGACCTGTGCCATCCGATAGTCAATGTCCTGAAAGGCGCGCGCCATAGCGCCTTGCATAGTGTCGGCTGCAAGCACTGACTCTAGTTTTAATTGCTCGACGGCTTTTTTGTAGGTGGTAAGACTGATGGCATCCACCATGAGCAAGGTATTTAACTCACCCATCGCCGCCGCGAAGCTTTCTTGAGGCGTCAAAAATGATTGCGTGATGTCACGCCCGTCAGCCATTAAATCATTCAAAACCTCTTGCGCCGCTGCCGCCTGTTCAGTGGCATTTATGGCGCTTGGGAGTGTCGCGGCATAATTATTAAGCGCCGCCGTTGCCTCTGATCTAGTGAGGCCGCCTTTTTCAACAAGGTTTTGAAGCCTGGCTTCTTCCGCACTTAGCAACTGCGTTTCTGTCATAAGGCCTTCACGAACGCGCGCCACTTCTGCCTCTATGCGCGCCGCTTCGCGTTTTGCGTCCTTGTCTTCCACAAGCGGCCCTGTATCAACCGCGCCGCCCGGCTTCGGCTTGGTTTTTTTCTGCTCAACCTGCTCAGTAAGACCCAAAAGCTCTTTTTCACGGCCAATAAGAAAATTAACGCGCGCTGCCGCTTCCTTCCAGGCATCGCTGCCCTTCTCCATGTCTTCCATATCGCGTTTAAGCAAATTGGCTTCAAGACGCACTGCTTCTAGGGGCGTTTTGTCAATAACGCCAAGGTATTTTAGCAGTAAATCTGCGCCTGTAGTCGCGTCGGCAATAACGCCAATTGACCAGTTTTTTAGCGCACCCATCCAGCCGACCAGCTTTTGAAGCGCCTCTGCATTTTCAAGAATAACCTTGGCCGTTTGAGCGTCCGCAGCCATTTTCAACTCGTTAAACGCGTCGGTCAGGCTAACGCCTTGGTCAACTATCCCTTGAGATAGCACAAGGCCCAATTCTTCTGCCCGATCACGCGCCGCGTCAAGTCCCTCAATGCCATCCTGAAGCAACAAGGCCATTTTCTTACCGGCATCATCGCCAAACAGAACCGACGCCTTCGCGGTCAGGTCGGCTTGATCTTTTACCTTTGATAATGCCAAGAGGACATCCTCAAGGACGTCTTCTTGGTCACGCAGGCCACCGTCCGCGTTCTTTACGCTGACCTTAAGATCATCAAAGGTTTTTGCATACGTCGTATTGCCTTGGTAAGCCAAGCCGGTGCGCCGAATTAGGGCCAGCAGCGACATATCAAGCTGCCCGGCTGCGATCCCCGCTTGGCTAGCGGCAAACTTCAGCTTCTGGTAGCCTTCTGCGCTAATCCCCGCCGCTTTTGATGCCTTATCAATGGAATCGGTCAATTCCAATGACTTTTTAACAAGCACCCCAACACCAGCCACAGCAACCGCAGCCGCCGCAGAAACCCCGGCAATCCCGTTCTTGAACGACTTGACGGACCTATTAATAGACGCGAACGCCTCGCCGGTCTTGTCTTTGGCTGTTAGAACAGTTTGCAGTTTTTTAGCCATCAACCAGCCTCGTTCTTGATCTTAAAATAAGCCCGCCAATGGTTGAACTCGACAACCGTTAGCGCCATAATTTCAGATGCCGACTTGCCTAGCACTTCGCCCAAAGCGAAAATGTCGCGCAATTCGGCATCCTCAGTCAGTTTTTTGCCGCATCCTCAAGGGATTGGGACAACAGCATTTCAGCCGCCAACTCGCTCAACAAATCAGGCCGCGCGAATTGTTTCAAAACCGGCTTGTCCTTGACCGTGAACAGCGGGTCGCCGTTCTCATCAAGCGCCTTCATAACAAGAATGCCAATCACTTGGTCGTCGTTGCCGTCCAGCTTGGCGATTCTTGCCCGTTCTGACAGATTGATAGGACGCCAAAAGACCTCATATTCTAGGTCTTCCCCATCGACTGACAGGGACAGGGTGCGCGAACGCATTTCCTGCCCCTTAAAGTCAGACGCCAGCGCCTCTGCTAGTGTCGGTCTGCTCATTAAGCCACCGTTGAAGCGGTCAACGCGCCATTACCCTTGAAGGTAAAAGTCACGGAAACAATATCGTCCTGCGGAATAGAACGCGAAATGCCTTCAACAGTTGCCGTGCCGCTGTAATAGTCAGCACCAGAACTGTTGCCTTCTGGGTAGAGATTCAGCGTAACGCTTGCACCCGCTGTCAGGGCGTCCTGGCCGTCCGTATCGTCCGGGTCCCAGTGGCACTCAACAGAGCCAGACCAGCTATTTTTACCTACAACGTGAGACCGCCAGGAATCACCCATTGCGGAATCGTCTGCCGTTTCTGCTGTTTCATCAACAGACCAAGATTTAATTTCACCAACAGCATTAGCGCCTAGCTCAACGGTGCCGCTGTTTCCATGATGTGTAGCCATTATTCTACATCCTTCTCGATTGTGGTCGAATCTTCTTCGACCGTTTCAACTTCTGGCGAGTCAACAGCGACACCCCAGCCCTTTGAGACCAGATATTCTACCTGATAGTCCCAAACCTCGATCACAGCCCCTGCGGACTGCATTGTAACTCTTTCAGCCATTTTTGGCCCCCTTTATATAGCCGTTTCCGGGTCATTCTCTGCGAATACATAAGGCGCTTGCCAAACCATCTCAGCAGACATGACCCTGATCTCTGCCTCGTCTTCATGCGTGACCTCTATGCTGTCCAGCATCAGCCCCACGCCCGTCAAGACCCCACCTAGATCACTGGACGCAAGCGCGGCTTGTATCTCTGCAAGCATTGTGTCGCGCGTGTCTTCTGGACTGGTCGCATTGACCACAACGCAATTGACCATAACATCAAGCACCGCCGAAACAGTGCGCGGCGCTGTCATGGTCGTATATTCGAATTCTTCCGACCCGCAATCAACCATGATGGCCGTTGTGGTCGTGCTTGGAAGGTCATAGACCCTGCTGTCATAAACCGTTGCGCCTGTCCCCAGGCCCGTCACAGCCGTGACCACAGCATCCCTGATCTGCTGCCTTATATGCGCCATCGTCAGCCCTTCTCCAAAATAACCTGGGTAATCCCCGTGCCGTCCGGGTGCAAGCCGCGAATGGTGTAATCTGTGCGAACGCCGTCTTCATCAGTCACCCGCAGCGCGTCACCATGCGCCGCCGAAGACAGATCAGCCGTGCGCGCTGTTAGAATCGGAACTGTGGTCTCAATAGACACCTCGCCGGTCAATTCAGCCGCCGCATATTCGTTATCAAGTATGGCGGTTATGTCTTTGCGACCACCTGCCGCATAGGTAATGCGGCAGGCAAGGCCAAAGTCAGCAAGCATGGACAGGCGATCCGCCGCCGATTCAACAGCCATCTATTTCTTGCCCTTCTTCACGGTAGCCGACGCCTTGCGTGTGGTCATCGGCTGGCCGTCTTCCGGGGTGCGCGTTTTTGGTGGCGCAGCTTCTTCGGCCTTGCCAATAGCCATCAGGTAATAAGCGTCAGCATTAGACGCATCAACCGTCTTGCCAGCCTCAACACGCTTGCCGCCAACAATCGTTCCGCTAAGAATCTTGATTCGCATGATAGAACTCCCGAAATTAGGATTAGACGCGGGATGCCCCAGGGCACCCCGCGCCGTATCATCACAATTCAGGCGCTATTATGCGCCGTCGTTGTTATAGGCGAAGCTGACAGCATGGCGAACAGCAACGTCCATTGACTGGTGAGCCACAATCCGCACGGTGCCGCTCAGGCTGTTGGTGTACGGATCGACCAGGATGTCCAAGCCGCCCCACATGCCAATGATCAGATCAGCCCAGTTTCCGAAGAACACATCGCCAGCGGTAACCTGATTAGACACAACAGCATTATAGCCGTTGACTTCGTTGCCCATCCAGACGAACTGGCCGGTATCCGTGCCCTTGTCGGCAGACTTCAGCCCGCCGCGAGTGGTTGGGTCGGTCAAATAGGCAAGAGTGCCCATCAGCGCATTGTCAACATCAACGGCTGTTTCCATTGCAATCACTTCCGCGAAAGTCGGAACAGCAGCCGCGAAGGCTGTCGGTGCGTTGATGCCGCTGGTGTTAGCAACGCCAGTAGGTTGGCCGGAAGAACCGGACCCATACAAAGCAGCCGCATCAATCAGCGTGGCCATGCCCTGTGCCATATCATTCCGCAAAAACGCTTCAAGGCCAACGCTGGACTGGCTCAAAAGCTGGCGCGTCACTTCAGTATATGTGCCAGCAGTCTTAGGCGACATAGTAACCTGATCGAACTGCGGGTCAGACTGTGCAGCGTTGCCGCCTTCTGTGCTAATCCATGCAGATGCAGAACCGCTAGTCACGCGCGGAATTGCAACATCGCCAACCAGACCTTCAAGCGTCACAGCGCCAAGGCCAAGAACAACAGAACGATTTCGCAGAACCTCAATCAAGGAACCTGAAAGAAGATCGGTAGAAACCAATTCCGCGCCATCCGTTGCCGTACCGGCAGACAGATCACGGGTCATGCCCTTCGTCATAAAGCGGGAAAGAGCTTCAGGCGGGATCACGATACCTTTAGGCTGCGGAAGGTTGTTCTTGCGAATAAACTGCTGTGAAGCCTCAATTGCGTGACCGGCTTTGCGCTTGGCTTCCGAGTCGGCAGGGTTCAACTGATAATTAACAATATCCACAATACGGATGCTGTCGATGTCTTCAGTTGTCAGGCCGATAGGCTT